GACGCCTGACATGCTCGAACTGGGCGTGCGCTGGGCTAATCAGGCAATGAACCTCAACATCATCAATCTGGCACCTTCCGGTGCTGCGAACCTTGGGTTTTTCGACGACGAGGCAGAGGACCGGGCGAACATCGAAGTCGAACAGGAACGCGCTGCTTTGGCGTCAACCGGCGTGCAGGTGTTGCCGGTCCATGGCTTTCTGGTGAGTCGTGGCGCTCACGTTAACGTGTGCGAAACGATGACCAGCTACGAAGGTTTGCGGCAACAGCTGCGCCAGGCAGTGGCAGACCCCTTGGTCGAACGCATAGTGCTGGACATCGACACGCCAGGCGGTTCTGCCGTCGGTGCGTTCGAGCTTGCAGCAGACATTCGAGCCATGGCGCAGATCAAGCCTATTACAGGCATCGTCAACTTCATGGCTTACAGCGGCGGCTATCTGATTGGCTCCGCATGTAGTGAGCTGGTCGTGAGCCAAACCAGCGGCGTCGGTTCGGTCGGCGTGATCGCTAGCCACATGGAGCGCTCCAAACAACTGGAGACCGCTGGTGTGAAAGTGACGACTGTGTATGCCGGTGCCCACAAAAACGACCTCAGCCCGAACGAGCCGTTGACGGATCAGTCGATCCGGGTGCTGAACGACGTGGTGCAGGAAAGTTATCAGCTGTTCACCAGCGCTGTAGCCGATTATCGCGGCATGACCATCGAGGCGGTTCGGGCTACCGAGGCAGCGTTGTATCGCGGTCAGGAAGGCATCCGCATCGGTTTTGCAGATCGGCTGCAAAGCCCGCAGGACGCCGTTGATGATCTAGCCCGCGCTGTTGCGCAAAGCCGGATGCAGCGACAGGGCAGTCGCGTTGGCCTGCGGGCGACCGCCATGAACATTCAAGCAAGACTCTGACCGCGTTCGCGGCAGTTACCCACACCCGCTTCGGCGGGTTTTTTTATGCCCAGGAGGCACTATGTCCCTTGTTACTCAATTGCGAAGCGAACGCGCCACGCTGAACGCCTCGATCCAGGTGCTCGCGAAGATCGAGACCGATGGCGGTGCGCTCAACGCCGAGCAGCTGACCCAGTTCGCTGAGCTGGAAGCGCAATTCAATGCGTTGACTGAAAAGCTGGCTCGCGCTGAAACGGCGGAGCGCCTACAAGCAGCGTCGGCCAAGCCCCTGAACGAAAGCGCTCAGGGCAACAACAGCCCGCCAGGCCACATCTCTGGCCCGTTCACTGAAACGACCCAACCCGGCGTTGCGATGGCGCAGATGGTTCGTCTGCTGGTCCAGGCACAAGGCAACCAGCATGCGGCGGCTGAGATGGCAAAGACCGGTGGTTATGGCGCCGATGTTCACATGGCGCTGTCCACCGTGACACCCGCCTCTGGCGGTGTGCTGGTACCGGAGAATTTCAGTACCAGCGTGATCGAGTCCCTGAGACCCAAGTCCGTTGTCCGTAAGCGGGGAGCAGTGAGCCTGCCGCTGAACAACGGCAACCTGACCATGCCACGCATCATCGGCAACACTCAGGTCGCTTATATCGGCGCTGATTCCGATGCGCCAGTAACCGACATGCAGTTCGGGGATTTGAAACTGACGTCGAAGAAAGCCGCAGCCCTGGTGCCGATCTCCAACGATTTGCTGGCGTACTCGGGCGTTAACCCGCGCATCGACAGTCAGGTCAGCAACGACCTGGCGACCAGCATGGGCCTGTCGGAAGACCTGCACTTCATTCGTAGTGCTGGCAGCGCCATCCTGCCGAAGGGTCTGCGCTACTGGGCGCCTGCTTTCAACGTGGTGATCGCGCCTGCCAGCACCGACCTGCAGGTGATCGAGATGTACCTGTCCGGGATCATGCTGAGACTGGAAGCTGCGAACGTTGATCTGGCCGGATGCGGCTGGTTGATGGCGCCTCGCACCATCCGGTTCCTCGGTGCGCTCCGCGACGGTAACGGTAATAAGGCGTATCCGGAGATCGATCAGGGTCAGCTGAAGGGCTATCCGGTTTCCCTCACCACACAGATCCCGGTCAATCTGGGCGCGAACGGCAACGAGTCAGAAATCTACTTCGTCAACTTTTCTGACTGCTACATCGGCGAGGACACCACTCTCGCGGTCGCGATCAGTACCGAAGCGTCCTACAAGGACACCAACGGTGAAACCGTCAGCGCCTTCCAGCGCGATCAGACGCTGATTCGTGTGATCAGCAAGCACGACTTTGGCCCTCGTCATCCTGAATCGGTGGCGGTCGGTATCGGCATCACGTGGGGTAAAGACATGTGATGCCGCTGGCTCTGCCGCTGTGGTGGAGCCTTCATTCATGCTTGAACTGAGGTACTGATCATGAGCAAAAAAACTATTGTGCGATTCACCAAGGCCTGGCGCAGCTATTTCATCGGCGATGTGGCGGGGTTCGACAAAGACACCGCCGAAGCATTAATCGGCGGTGGCGTCGCGACTTCCTACAGCAGCCTGGACCCTTCCGCTGCGCAGGTCGTCAAGGATCCACAGGCCGCGTCCCAGCCGAAGGGCGGCAAGGATAAGCAGGCGAACAGGCGCGGTGGTTCTTCCAAGCCCGACCCGGTAGCGCAGACTGCCCCGTCGCTGCTTTCGGAGTCGCCGACGTCGCCTGTTGATTCGAGTGGTCCCGCATCAGAGTCTGACCCGCTGAAAAAGAGTGAGGACGAAGACGGCTCTCACGATCCGGAAGACGGCGCTGGTGACAGCGAAAAAACCGACTCCGAAGATCCAGACGACGAGAAGCCCTGACCATGGCCCGGCGCATCGCATACATCGGTGAGCCGGTGCTGACGCTCGAACAGGTAGCGTTTCAGTGCCGTCTGGACCCCGAAGACACTGTGCCGGAGCTGATCGAAGGTTTGATCATTCCGGGCGTAACGGCCCAGGCGGAAGAGCGCACCGGCGCCGGTATCCGTTTGGCGGAGTACGAGGACGAGTGGCCTGCGCACTATGCGTCGGGCCAAGCCCTTGATGTGGGCCAAGCCACCGCCATCGTGTCCATCAGCCGTATCACCGACGACGGCGCCGTGGTCGAACTGACGGTCGCGCATAGCCTGCGAAACCGGGGCCGGGAAAGTTTTCTGTATTTCCCGGATGGACGCCCCGACGGTGAGCTGCTCATCCGGTATCAGGCAGGTACCGACCTCGACATTTATCCCTCTGTGCGTACCTGGCTGCTAATGCAAGCGGCAACGGCGCATGAGAACCGGGAAACGTTGGTGGTTGGCCTCAGCCTGTCAGAACTGCCCGCGTCGATGCTCGACTCGCTGCTGGCCCCGATCACCGTGCCACCGAGGTTCTGACATGCGCGTAGGTGCCTTGGATCGTCGCTGCTCATTGCTGCAAGCCCAATCGGTCGAAGGTGCCGGTGGAAGCCGGTTAGAAACGTGGGCTGAGGTCGGCAAGGCATGGGCAGAAATCACGATCCCAACTGGACGCATTGCGGCAGTGGCCGAGCAGCTCACTGCGCTGGTTACTGCAGAGATCCGCGTCCGTTTCCGTAAATCAATCGTAGCCGGTATGCGCATCAAATGTGGTGATACCACGTACCTGATCGAAGCCGTTTTGCCCGACGCAGGCCGGGTGATGCTCCGGTTGCTGTGCTCGAACGTTCCCAACCCCTGAAGAGGTAAACGTAATGAAATTGAAAGCGCTGGCTAACCTGTCCGGACCGGACGGAAATGTCGATAAAGACGAGGAGTTCGAAGCCAAGGATACGCTCGGCAAGGAGCTGGTAGAGCGCAAGCTGGCAGTCTCTGTGGACGACAAGATCGTAGCGAAACGCAAGCCAGCTGAAGGCGAGTAATCGTGGGGCGCCGCTCTCGGCTTTCCGGTGACTTCAGGTTGCGCAAGACCTTGCGCAACATTCATCAGAACATCGACAACGAGCTTCGGCCCGCGATGCAAAAGGCCGCCGACACCGTGCTGGCCACGATGCAGGAACTCGTCCGCAAGGATACGGGCGAGGGCGCTGCCGCGTTGACAGCATTTGTCTCCAAAAGCGGTCTGGACGCGCAGATCGGCCTGCGCGGTAAAAAAGCCAACAGGCGCTTCTTTTACCTGCGATTTCTCGAATATGGCACCAAGGCTTACACGGAAGGTAAGCGCTCAGGTGGGCGTAGCAAGCGGGTCACGAACAAATCGGACGGCTCAAACTTCTTCGGTAAATACCCGGATATTCCTGCAAGGCCTGCCCACCCGTGGCTGCGCCCGGCGTATGACGTAAACCGGGAGTTCATTCTCGCTGACATCCGCGCAGCGGTAAACAACACGCTCAGACGTGCGAGCGAAGGAGGAAGCAGTGGCTGATCCCTCATTCGCGTTGCAGGTCGCGCTGTACGACCGGCTCAAAGCCGAGGTCTCATGTCCGGTATTCGACGGCGCCCCGATGAATCAGCCCATGCCTTATGTGTCGATTGATTCGGAGCTGTCGGTGAACGCAGACATTCTGGCGAAGCGGCGTGACACCCGGTTGTTTTACCTGTCGGTATGGAGCGATTTCAAAGGCCAGGAAGAAGTCAAACGCATCATGGCCGAGATCGATGCCGCTGTTCATCGGCGGCAGTTACCCCTGCAGACCGGTCGCGTGATTTCCATCACGGTGGACCGCAAGCAGTCCCAACGCGATACGGACGGCGAGACGTATCAGGGCAGCGTCACGCTGCGCGTTCTCACCGAACACTGACACTTTCATCTCTGCCGCTTTGCGGCTATTTCACCTGTCCCTCAGGAGGACGATCTATGTCTGTCAATACTGGCGCGGAGACGCGCGTCTATATCGGTCCTCGCCTCAATGCGGACCTGCCCAAAGACCATGCTGCCGCGCTGGCGCTGCTGTCCGGCCTCACCTACGTTGAAATCGGTGAGATTGATAACGTCGGTGACTATGGCGACACCATCGGTGACGTCACGTTTTCACCGCTGGCATCGGGCCGTGTGAAGCACCTGAAAGGTCAGGCGGACGCCGGTACCAGCGAACTGAACATTGGCCTGGATGCCGGGGATGCGGGCCAGCTGAAGCTGGTCGAGGCGTTTCAGGATCGCTCGCGCTATGACTACCCGATCAAGGTCGTCTACGTGGACGGCTTCACCGACTACTACGCGGCCAAGGTCATGAGCAACAAGAAGGGCGGCATCACCGCGTCGGGTGTTCTGGTGCGCAAGGTCACGCTCGGCATCAACTCGGACATTTACGAAGTCGCTCCGGAAGCGTAAGCGTCGATCACCCCTCACCACTGAGCGCCCCGCTTAGGGGCGTTTCAATTCCGTTCAAATCGCGAGATCAGAAATGACTAAAACCAACCACGGCACCTTCGAAATCAAAGCGGGTGATCAAAACTACGTGCTCAAACCGACCTTGCGCGCCATCCGCGCTATCGAAAATCGTTTTGGCGGGATCTTGCCCGCGACCAGTGCCATCGGCGCCGCAAGTGTGAGCGCGACCGCCTTCGTCATTGCGGCCGGTTCCGGCGTCGACTTCAACAAACGCAAGGATCTGGAGGCGGTGGAAGAACACGTGTTCGAAGCAGGTATCGACAACGTTGGCGCTTTGGTGCTGCCGTTTCTGCGCGCCTTGCTCAACCCTTCCGGCAAGTCCAAGGAAGAGATGGAGCGAGACACCGAATCGGGAAACGAGTAGCCCGGCCCGGTAACGGCAGTTACGTCGATGAAATCTTCAAGATCGCCACCGGTTGGCTGGGCTGGCAACCAGGCGATGCATGGGATACCCCCGTGATTGAAATCCTGATGGCCTGGGATTCCAAACGTCAGTTCCTCATTGACACGAATCCGTTCGGAAAGCCGCCCGATAAGCCATCCGCTGTTCAGCTCGCCAAAGAGGCGCGGATGAGCTTCAGGGCTGCGGCCATGAGTCGGCCCAAGCCGACGTCGTAACTGCGAAACATACCCGCTACGGCGGGTTTTTTTATGCCTGGAGGATAGGAAATGGCTGATGCTGACGTTCAGGGCCTGCTGGTCAGGATCGAAGCCACCACGGCCCAGATGCGGCAGGAGATTGCGCGCGGAGAGGCGTCGGTAGCCCAGGCTGCTGACAAGATCGACTCCAGCCTGGGCCGGGTGGACACTGCCTTTGACCGCACGGAAGCGAACGCAAGCGTTCTGCAAAAGGCGGTAAGCAGCGCGTTCACAGGTCTTGGCCTGGCTGCAGCGGCATCGGTCGCTGGGCTTGTCGCGGTCACTGTCAAGACCACCGAATACGCACAGGAAGTGAAAAACCTTGCGGCGCTTTCCAACACCTCGGTAGTGGATTTCCAACGCCAGGCAGCTGCTGCAAAGACGGTTGGCATCGAGCAGGAAAAGCTGTCCGACATTTACAAGGACACGAACGACCGCGTTGGAGAGTTCCTCCAGCGTGGCGGTGGGGAGATGGCGGATTTCTTCAAAGAGATCGCGCCACAGGTCGGCGTCACCGCGCAGCAGTTTGCCAAGCTTTCCGGACCGGAGGCGCTCCAGCTGTATTACAACACGCTGGAAAAGGCAGGCCTGTCGCAACAAAAGATGACGACCTATCTGGAAGCGGTGGCCGATGAGGCCACCGGCCTGATCCCATTGCTGAAAAACAACGGTGAAGGCTTCAAGCTCCTTGGCGATCAGGCGCAGAAGTCCGGGAAGATCCTCAGCGAGTTCGAAGTGGATCGGCTGGTTCAGGCCGACCGTGCGGTTAAGAACCTGGAGGCGACGTTCGAAGGCGCTACGCGCCAGTTGGTGGTCGGCCTGCTGCCGAGCATTGAAGACGTAACGCAGCGTCTGACAGATATGTCCGATAACGGCGCGCTTGAAGCGGTTGGGGCCACCGTCGGCTTTCTGGTTGAACACCTCAACATCCTTGTTGCGGTACTCGGGGGGAAGGTTGCAGCGGCGTTTGTCAGTTACGTCGGTGGCCTGGTTACCAGCACAAGGGCGAGCGTTGAATCTCGCTCTGCAAACATCGCGCAGGCGGCCAGCGCCGTAGAGGTGTCGCTTGCAAATCAACAGGCCGCGCAATCCGCTGTCATCCGGGCTGAAAAAGAGGCCGTCGCTGCCCGTGGCACAGCGGTTCAGACGCAGCTATCGATTCAACTGGCCGAGGCCAGAGTTGCTGAACGCGCCGCCACCGCGCAGCTGACCGCCGCGCAGGCCGGTTTGAAAGCCGCGTCCGGTGGGTTGCTTGCACTGTTCGGCGGTCCTGCGGGTATCGCCGCACTGGCCGCCGGTGCTGCTATCGCTTTCCTCACGCTCAAAGACAACAGCAGCGCGCTGGAAAAAAAACTGGGTGACCTTTCGGACCCGGTAGACAAACTGATTGAGCGCTTCGATAAGCTGAATCGCGCTACCCAAGCGGTCACACTTCGCGAGCTGCGTGCGCAGATCGATGAGAC